GCTTCAGAATCTAAATCTTTACCGTCTACATGGTCTTTCCAAAATTTTTCATGATGCTGTTCAGATATATCAGTGTAGTAATTAGGATTAAGTTCAAACTCTGGGATTCCATTTGCATCTAATTTGTAACCGCCATTCTGCAAGTCCTTCTGCAGATTTCTAAAAGTTTTTAAATATGCAACTGTAAGGTCATCGACTTGTTGTTTTTTTTCAGAAGCAGATACTTCATCATCAAATATTTTACTTACGTTGTCTGCTGAATTGATTATAGTATTGCCTAAAGAAGCAAGCTGCCTACCTGCTTGTCCAGCTTGATTAATCCACGATACACTACCACCAGATGTTCCTTTGTAGCCTATCTGTGTTCCTTGTCTCGATCTAATTGTAATTGCCATATCTTATACCATTATGGAAGCTGCTTTACCTATACCAGCAAGTAAAGAGCCAGTTGCTTGTGATTGTGCTGCTGAGAATTGATCTGCACCTGTTTTCCAGTATTTCCAAGCATTCTTTGCACCATTTCTATACATTTGTGCTTTATCTTCTTCTAGGTCATTCAAAGTATTCATTGCTAATAACATTGGAGAACCTTCTCCTACTACTACACCTGCGCCACCTGCTTGTGCAAATTGCATATGTAATGCTGCAATCATTTGACGTTGGTAAATCTTTACATCGTAGTGCGTTCTTTCTAGTTCTTGATGATATTCTACTTGGCCTGCTGCATAAGAAGCATTACCTGCTTGCATAGCACCTTCCGCCCCTACGAATCCACCAACTATTGCGGTTACACCACCTGCTGCTTCCCCACCTGTTATTGCCATCTTAATCGCTCACTGTTAATGTTCCATGAATACCTAATACCGTTAAAGGTAAAGGCTGTTCTTGTTTGATTTCAATAATACCGTCTCTATCCCAACCAAGGTTCGTAACTCTTTTATCGCCTGTGAATAATCCGATACCTGAACCCATTGGAGTTGATGACGTTCTAAAAGGAAGCTGGTCTCCATTTATCTTAACACCTGTAGTATCAAGTAGTCTAACCATGACTTCATTCCATCTCTTTCTTAATCCTTGTGCTTTACCTGCTTGCGACCCTGCTTCAACACGCATAGTCTTTAAAGTTGAGGTATAGCCTAGTCCGACTTGAATAGCAACATTAGACCAACCTGATGGAACAGTTATAGAAATAGAACCACTAGCAACCGTTGCATCTGGGAATACAGCATCATTTATTACAATTTTAACCGTCTCACCTTCTAAATGTGAGAGTCCACTGACTGAAGTCGTTGCAGTAGATACTGTACCTGTAATTCCTGAATCTACATTTATATTAGGGTCTAAATATTCAATATAGCGTTTTGTTACACTATTGATTGTTCTTTTAACTGAAACCCATAATTGATCTTGTGTTGTATTTGTAATAACTGCCACACTTTCAACTTCAACACCTGTACCACCTAATTTGTGTTCTGCCCAAGCAACTACTTCTTCAGGTCTTTCATAAGTCATACTTAACAGCTTACCAGTAGAAGTACATGACCATACAATAGAGTCAGGTTCTTGTTGATAATCCATGTCTTTAATATAGCCTTTTGTGATGTGTTCTGCTAATAATGTCATATCTGGTGCTATATAAGCATCACTTTGATACGCATACGAGAATTCTCTAATCTTTCTTCTTGCTCTCTGAGTAAATAAAATAGCGTTACCGATCTGTATGGGTGGAATTGTCCAACTACCATACGTGGTTTGTTGTGTTACCATTACATTAGCTGGTGTTAATGGTTCTCCTTGTGGGCGACCTACTTTAAATTCTCCACCACCTGTTCCAACAATTAAATCTCTACTTGGTTGTAACCATCTAATTACGTTTACTTTGTTTGTTGCAATGGCATATTCCATTGATTCATCCGCTAGGCCTGTTCCTTGGTCAAAGTTCTCGTAGGCAGCAGTCTGTGAACCCCATATTGTTTGTGGATAAGTAGAAGTTCCTGCAAAAAATAACCTTTGTTCATAGAAAGATACTGTTCTTGGCCAACCATTACCTGCTGTCCAAGGAGAAGAACCAGCCCATGTAAATGTTGGTGTAGTTAATGTCCAAGAAGTGTGACCTGTACGAGATAGTTTTCTAGGTGCATGATTACTATGACAGATATACATTACATCGGCTGACTGAGCGAAATGTAGTTCTGATAATTCTGCCTCAAGAAAAGGAGTTGAAATCTCATAAGCAGAACCACCAGATTGTATTTGACCATTATCCTTATAGAAACGGATATATTGATCGCCAACTTCTAATACATACGATTGTGTTACATTGAACTCAAAAGGTATAAGTCTAACTTCTTTAGATGATGTTTTTACTTCAGATACGAAGTACATACCACCTCTACGAGTAGCACCTCCATGAGGATATACAATCATATTGGTTAGTTCACTACAACCATTAAAATATTTCTTGAAGTCAATTTGCCCTTCAAGGCGAGGACTTAACTCTCCAGCAGTAAAGTTAGACTGGAATGGATGAACTCTAGCCATTATCTTCTAAATGTTGTGAACGTGTCTGATACTATACCATCTATAAACCCTTCTAATCCATCAATGCTTCTGGCCTCTTTAATCTTCTCATCATGTATATCCCACATTTGCTTAGTGAGAGAGTTACTACCAGTAATAGAATAGGCTAATTCAGCTGCTAATCTAGCAGTTAGAACCTCTGTAAACATAGGGTCATACTGTGCTGTATCAGTAATCTGACCAATATATAAAATCTTAGCAGAATCATCGTTACAAAGCAGTTTTCTTCCTTCTACCTTAAACTCTATATCGTCATATTCCATCTTTAGGACTCTAAGACAATATGGCTTTGTAGGGAGTGTGAATTCTGCTGCATAGTCAAATGCTGGTACAGTTGTAAGTTTTGCTAATGTCGCTCTAGTAATAGCAAAATTCCAAGGGTGTGACCTTAGAACTGAATCTCTAGTTGGATGATAAAATGCGTTACAGAGCCTTGCTCGCTCTGTATCGTCTAATAGGGAAGTGATCGGATCGTCACCAAGTTTGCGTAATGCGTTTGAACAAATGGAAACTTCTGTTGCCATATCTCTTCTCCTGAATTAAGTGAGGACAACTCATTACAAGAAGCCCTCTTTTTTACTACTTAGATATTAAGTTTCCTTAGCACCAATTTCTACAACTTTTTCATCTTCAACACGAGTCGCACCAATAACCATTGATAGGAATACTTGTGTTGCGTAGTTCTTATCATCACGCTCAGAGATACGAGTAGTGATGTCAGCACCAACCGCTAGACCCATTGCAGACTCAGTGTATGCAAGGCAAGAACGGATAGTAGAAGCTAAAGCTAATCGTTCAGAACGAATAAACTTAAAGCCTAAGAACGTATCAATATCGCCAGAAGCTAAAGCACGAACTGTATTGTAATCAGATGAAGTCACCTGAGTAGTATTCAATAAGTCTGTAACTTGTTTAGCTGAACAGATAATGTAACGTGCCTCATCAGGATCGACATCAGAGCTATCAATGATTTCTTTAGCAGAAAGCAATTTATCCAATGTTAAACCTGTTGTACCACCAGCAATTTTCTGTGTAGCTGGAAGTGCAATTGTTGTAGCACCTGCAACACCACCGTAAGCATTACCAGAAGCAGCAGCAATTATAGCGTCATCCATAGCACGACCCATTGCATTAGCACCTGCCATAGCATACTCAGACTGTGGAGTGATAAGCATCTTAACCTTATCTTCCTGATCGATTAGATCAGCCCAGTCATAGTCTACTAAAGACACTTTACGTCTTGAGTGTGGAGTATCAATCCTAGGTGTGTCAGAGTGGCGAGTTGTACGAATTACCGCAGCAGTAGCACCGATTCTTTCAAAATAGTGACTCTTACCAGTTACTGCTGTGTAACGAGCTGTGTCACGTAAGCGCGAACCTTTCTGTTGCGCTAAGTGTAGTACATTATTCTTATACTGCTCTACAAAAGCAGTTGTGATTTGAGTGGACATAATGCCCTCCTATATAATTAAACATAAAAACGGTCATTATCCTTTCGGGTGTCCTGTCTATTACGCTGACTATACGAGTTTGAGAACCACCATTTGCCTTGCTGTTATCCTTTCGGGCAGCTATAGCACAAGCGAATTTTACTCCGCTTGATTATTATCTTACCATATTTCTTATTCTGGATGTGCTTTTGCGTACAATTGCTCCATTTCGGTCAAAGCATCCATGTGTTTAGGATTCTTATTATCCCAATACGCATGAGAACGATCTCCTTGTATTTGATCGATTTGTTGACGTGCATCCATAGGACTCATTACTAAAGAGTTATTTGCAGTACCTCTTGCAGAGTCCTCTGTTATATCTTTACCAGCATTTGCAAGTAGTCTGATTAAGTCTGGGTCATTCCCGTATCTTGGATCAGCTAACTTTTGCTGTAGTTCTGGTGTTCCATATACTCTTAACGCCCTTTGAGCAGATGTTAGTTGCTTATCGTAATTAGCACCAAACTCTTTCCGCAGAACTTCTTCAGTTTGAACTCCTTGTGTATCTCCTGCTATCTGTTCTTGATTCATTTGATAATCTACAGAACCTTTTTGCCATTCAACCAGTCCTTGCATTTGTTTAGGTGATAATCCTAAATCATGCCCTGTTTGTTTAAATGAACTCATCATTTCTTCAGGATAGTATTTTTCATAACCTGGTGGAACATCTACCTCATAACCATCTGCTGTTTCGGGTCTGCCAAGTTTTGTATATAGTTCGCTCATTTCTTCATCAGTTTTAGGGATAGGTATTCTATTGCCCATCATCTTCTGCTGATGAATAAGTGTTTTAGCTGCTGACTCGGTATCATTAATACTTGCTAGGGTTGGATCTGCTCTCAAGTCTTCTGGTAACGCCTCACGCCAATCTTGGTTACCACTCTCAACAGGTGCTAGTACAGCATTATCCGTTGTTTCCGTGACCATTTCTTCACTCATAGTTTATTCCTCTTTTATATTACACATATTTAAAATACGAAGATAGACAGACCTTTCGCCTTCTCTCCTCGCGGTTTCATACGAGTCACCTTTTACATAAGATTCTCGTAATTGGTATGCCCTGCGTAGGTCATCTAGGACTTTACTCCCAGATACAGACTCAAAACAGTCAGCATAGTCTCTCTTGATTTTAGCAATCGC